AGATTTTACACCTTCTATGAAACAACGTATTAAAGAAACTGTACGTAATAAAATGCCACAATTAAAAAAGAAAAATCAACATCGTTTAAATGTTATTATGGCAAATACAACAGGTAAAGCTACTACAGAATTTTTAGAAGACGCAAAAACTTCTCCTTTACTTCAAAACTTTTTAAGAAAAATGAGACATGATTATGATACAGGTCTTGTAAGAGAAGGAGAACGTACTGTTAAAAAAGCTAAGTTAAAAAATGGTGAAGAAAGTCAATGGTCTTTTGGTGAGTTTGTAGGAAGACAGTTTGGTAAATATCATTATGGTTTAAATAAAGCACTAAATAATTTATATAGGACTGGATGGAAATCCAAAGTTGTAGCTGACCAAAACGATACTTTATATGCTTTGTTATCAGATAAAAATATAGGAACTAAATCTGGTCAGGGTAAAAGAACTATAGATAATATTTTATCTAATGGTGGTGAGTATAGAAGTGGTAATAAAATTTATACTGTAGATACTGATGTTGCTCAAGCATATACAGGTATTAGAAATTTATTAGATGAATCATTTGATGAAGCACAAGCTTTAAATTTATTTAAACCTAATACTACTAACGAAGGTGGCTTCTTTCCAAGACTTTATAAGTTTGATGTTCTTCTTAGAAAACAAGATAAGTTTGTAGATATTTTAATAAAGTCAGGACACGCAGACCCTATAAATGAAAAGAGTATTTTTGAAGTTGTATTAGAAGATGGTAGTAAAGTACCGGCTAATAGAGTTGATGATATGGGTTTAGATTCAGAAGTATTTGATTTAGGAAGTAAATACGGTGTTAATAGTTTTGAAGAATTAAGTGAAAAACTATTAAAAGAAAAACAAAGACCTTACACTAAACTTGAAATTAACGAAGGTGCTAAAAGATTAAAAGCTGAAGAGATTGTTCACAGTATGATTGACCAGAAATTTACACCTTATGAATTAAGAAAAGCAGGAGCTAATAATTCATTAGGATTTTTTCAATCAAGAAGATTTAATAAAATTAAAGACTCTGAAATTTCTGAGTTTTTAGAAACAGATGTACAACAAGTATTAGAAAATTATTTTACTAATATGTCTCAATCTCAAGGACGTAAAAAATATTTTGGCAATACACTCGCAGAGTTTCAAACAGAAAAATTAGCTATTGTAGATGAATTAAAAGCTGGTGGTATGACTCTTGAAGAAGCTAATAAAGTTGGTTCAGGTATTGAAAAAATGTTTAAAAGAGTTACTGGTTTAGAAACTTATCAAGATAGTGTATTTAGAAATACTAAATTTGGTAGAAACTTTTCTGATATAGTTAAGTTTTCTCAACAAGCAGCTCATTTACCTTTTGCTACTTTATCTAGTATTACTGAACCTTTAATATTATTATCACGTGCAAGTCCCGGTGATACAGGAAATGTATTAAATACTATTAGAAAAAGTTTAGTTGCAGAAGGCTCTAACACATTTGATAGAATGTGGAAATTTATGCAAATGGCAAATGGTAAAAAAGTTAAAGGTTGGAAAGATGTTGATGATGAAGTCTGGGGAGAGCTATATCAAACTGGATTAGCTTTAGAACAATCAGTACAAGAAAGAATAGAAGGATTAGCAGGTGAAGCTTTAAATGGTTCATGGGCTAAACGAGCTCAACAAATGTTTTTTAAAACTAACTTATTAACTCAGTGGACTAAGGCTGTTCAATTAGCTTCATTTACTACTGGTAAAAGATTAATTAAACAAAATGCAGAACAATTATTTTATGGTAAAACATTAACAGGTAGAAAATTAACTACGGCAAATAAAGAATATTTAACTAAACAATTAAATGAATTAGGTATTGATGATAAAGAAGCTTTAAAATGGTATAAAAATTCATTAGACAAACATGGTAAATATGATTTAAACAGAGCAAGAGGAATGGATGGAAATGGAAATGTTATACAAGATAGATATGGTAATGTTTCTTTTAATGGTAATTTTTATAGTAGAGACCTTATAGGTGGTGCGAATAGATTTACTAAAGAAATTATTTTAAATCCAAGTACTGCAGAAGCTAACAGACCTTTATGGTTTTCACATCCTTCAGCACAATTTTTAGTCCAGTTTGCTGGTTATCCTACAGTATTTAACAACACTATTCTTAAAAGATTTGTTAATGAAGGATGGAATAATCCAACAACAGCTACTCCTAAAATATTAAGTACTGCAGTTTTAATGACAGCAGTTGCACATGTAGGTAATGAAATTAGAAGTGGTGGTAAGGCTACACTAGATTATGAAACAGGAGAACGTAAAAGCGATTTATCAATTATAGGAGATGCTGGAAGACGTTGGGGAGCTTTTGGTCCTGTTGATTATGGGTATAGGTTTGATTCTGAAATGAGTAGGAATGTTGGTCCAATTGCTGCAGCTATTAAAGCAATAGGTGGTCCTGCTGTGCAAGATGTAGCAGATGGAATACTTTATAGAAAAGGATTTAGTGAATTAATTGCAATTAACGCACCTTTTTACTCTGCTTACGATGTGATATTTGGAGAAGGAACTAAGAAAAAATTAAGACAAATAGCTAGAGGAACAACAGCTAAAGACAACAAGAAAAAGAAATTTAAAACTAAATATTCTTATTCTAAAGGTGGTATAGTTACTAACGTACCTAACGTAAAAGACGAACCTGATGAAATGATAAATAGAAATACAGGATTACCTTTTAACGCAACCTCAGAAGCTGCACAAGATATTGAAGATAGAGAACTTAAATCACAAATGAAAGGACTAGGATTATAATGGATATAGAATTATGCAAACAAGATATTAAACGACACGAAGGCGAAGTCCTTGAAATCTATGAGGATAGCTTAGGCTATAAAACTCTAGGGATTGGACACCTCTGCCAACCAGAAGACCCAGAATATAAGTGGGAAGTAGGTACTAAAGTGTCTCAAGAAATAGTAGATATGTACTACGAAAATGACTTTGATAAACATTACAAAGAAGCTATACATGTCTTTGGTAGTGAGGAAGACTTTGAAAAGCTTCCCGAAGTAATACAAAGAGTATTAGTAAACATGTGTTTCAACCTTGGAGGCTCTAGGCTTTCTAAGTTTCGTAACATGTTGAAGGCTTGTAGAAACCATGACTGGAAAGAAATGTCTGTACAAATGGAAGATAGTCGTTGGTTTAATCAAGTAGGTGGTAGAAGTAGAGAATTACAAATGATGGTATTAGGAGCTTGAAATGAAAGGACTGTTAAAGAATATAGTTGGAGCTGTTGCACCTACATTAGGAACTGCATTAGGTGGACCAATGGGAGGAATGGCAGCTAACATGATAGCCGATGTATTGGGCGTACCTAATACACCTAAAGCTATAGAAAAAGGAATAGCTGAAGCTACACCTGAACAAATGCTAGAGCTTAAAAAAGCTGAACAATCTTTTGAAGTACAAATGAAAGAGCTTGATGTAGATGTATTTAAGCTAGAGGTGGCTGACGGACAAGACGCTAGAAATAAGTTCAGTAAAGACTGGACAGCCCGTATTATGGGTATAGCTGTTGTTGGTGGTTTCATGGGATACATATTCCTTGTTACTCTACAACCACCTGAGCAGAACTCTGAAGCTCTTATAAACCTTGTACTAGGTTATCTTGGTGGTTTAGCAAGTGCTGTTATATCGTTTTACTTCGGAGCTTCTAACACACAGAAAGACTAATGGATTCAGCAGTATCATTAATAACTGAACTGGGCTTTCCTATTGCAGCAGCTCTTGGATTAGGTGCTTTTGTATGGAAACTGATAAATAGAATTATTGATGGTATGGAAAATAAACTAGATACTTTAGATGATAAAGTACAAACAGCTTTAGATACCATGGAAGAACGAGTGTCTACTAAACTTGACAGTCAGTATGGTATTATAGTTAGTTTAATTGATAGAGTAAGAGCATTAGATAATCAAAGCATTAGACAAGATGTTCTTTTAAAAACTTTACTAGGCGTACCAAACTTAGTAGACATAGATAAGATTGCAAAGGCAGACAGAAATGACCAAAGGAAAGATTAAGATTATACCAACATTTAAAAGTAATAAAGCTGAAAGAAACTGCAGGTTCTGTATGTTCTTTTGGACTATGTTAATTATGTTCTGGTCTGTAGGAAGTATAGCAGATGAAGTTGTATTTAAGTTTAAGAGTCCTAGCTTTAGTGGTATTAACTCATCATCACATTATCTTACAATTCAAAACCAAGAGTTCAATCGTAAACAAGCTTTGGCTGCAGAAATAAAAGCACTACAGGATGAGATAGAAAGAGACAAAGAGAACACGACACTTGCAAGGTTTATAAGGAACTTAGAGTCTAGAATATATGCACAGTTATCCAGACAGCTTGTAGATAATTTGTTTGGTGAAACTCCTAGTGATAGTGGAGTACTAGAATTAGAAGGCAACAGAATAGAATATAGTGTTGTCGATGGAATAATAACTTTAAACATAACGGATAGTGATGGTAATACAACGACTATATCTTTGCCTGTTGGCGATTTTT